TTTTAGGTTGTCAACCTTAGCCACTTCCATATCAATAACATTGCCGAGAACCTGTTTTGTGGTGCTTAATTCATTTTCTAGTTTCTCAATCTTGGCTTGTTGGTGCTGCCATACTTCAAATTTATCTGGATACAACTCCTCCATAGCTTGATTTAAATACATGGTGGACAGCACAGCATAATCTTCTGGGTATTTGTTTTTTATGTATTCTTCAAAATCACTCATGCTCAATCACCTTCGTATTCGGGCTAATGTGGTTCTTGATGTCCGTGCATGTATCAATGCGGTCGTGGTCAGCTAGAGCTGTGCGTAATTCAGCATGTGTAAAACCAACCGAGCTTCTTTGCCACATTCCATTGATTACAGCGATTTTCCAACTCTCAGGCACACCATGCTTTCGAAGCATTCCATCAAGTGCTTTTGCGTTTTCCAATCCCAACTTTTCGATTAAATTCATGCTGCTGCTCCTTGCAATTCATACTTGCGACACATCCCTCGCACCACTCGTTCAGCCTTGAAAATGTTGTAGGCTTCAATATCCCTGAAAGTCACTTCTGTTTTGATGTAAGTCATGCTCTTGAAAAGCCTGTAGCCCTTCTTTCGATATTCAGCGTGAATGTCATCCATTTCTTCACTAATGCCTTTCCATCGGCGCTTGATGTCGCCATCCATAATTTTTAAATCTGGATTGCCGCCAACACGGAATTCATCCCATTTCATCACTGGCAGCTCAAACTGACGTGCATCATCGATAATGTTGCTCGGATCATCCTCGTGGTAGTAATACGAGTCGATACCCACAAAGAACTCATAAGCATCTTTGGTCAGGTCGTTGATCAGCGGCACGATCAGATCGCCATCATGCAGCGCGTAAATTTTGTTGATGACTTCCGACTTGGTTAAGCCCATCGCATTGTATTTTTGACAGGCTTCTTCCACTTCCACAGCTTCAAAACTCATCCAAAGCTCATAAGGCTTTAATGCCTCACGCTGCACCAATTGAACCAACTTATTCGGGTTATATTTTTTATTGCGCTTTTTCATGCAGCCTCCCCTTGTTTGGATTGAATTTCCAGTTCTTCAACCTGTGCCATGACCGCTATAATCTTTTGATGTTCATCTTTGGTTAATCGGGCACCTCTTTTCGATGTGGTGATGCTGCCACGTATGCGATAAAGCGGTATGCCAGTCAGCTCAGCCAAATACGTGCGTCTTGGTTTTAATGTGGCGCTTGCATTGCACCACTTAATCAAGCGATTAACCTGCAACGATGAAGCATACGAAGAAGGTGTTTCAACCGTTGACCGCTGTGGACGTGGTTTAAATTCCGTACCTGGTAACTGCTCAACCTGACCACCACTCTTAAGAAACTTCTTAACGTCCCGGTTTAACTGTTTACGCAACTTCTCTTTCTCAACTGGAACCGCTGTTGACTTACGTGCCACGCTTTCAGCTTTTACGTGTTCTAAAAATTCTGATTTATTGATGTTCATGATTCACCCACCTGCTCCACAATCGTCTTAATGGCCTTAAGCGTTAATTCATGGTCATCACTCGGCACAACAAATAAACTTTCAATCATTTGCACTTTCTTGGCGTACTTCAGGGCATATTTGCGGTATTTATTACGCTCGCGGTCTAGTTTTTCATTAAAGGTAAGCAACTCAGCATGTTCTTTTTGAAGCTGCTCAAGATTCATTTCTAGGTAATCACTCACACCCCACCCCCTGCGCTTTCCTCTACTCGTACCGATGCAAAGCGACAAATATCTAAACGATCCATCACCCGAACTACGCCTTTTTTGCCATGACGGTTTTTGGCGATAATGATTTCCGTAATACCACTCGGCATTTCGTCATCACTGTTCACAATTGGATGGGCCAATAAAATCTGATCCGCGTCCTGCTCAATCTGGCCAGACTCTTTCAGATCAGATGCCTTTGGACGTTTACCTTTTTCAGACTCACGGTTGAGTTGTGCTAGTGCGATTACAGGGCAATCAAATTCCTTCGCCATGGCCTTTAGATCACGACTGATTGAGCTGACTTCCTGATAGCGGTCTTTCTTGGTTGGATCACGTACCAATTGCAGGTAATCAATGATGATGCAGCCCAATTTCTTGTAATTGCGCTTGGCCTTACGTGCATAAGAGTGAATCTCTGCAATGGTCGGCTTTTGCTTATCTTCAACATGAATTGGCAGCTTGCTAAAACGATTCTGAGCGCCCGCAAATTCCTGAATCATCCCGTCGTACAGGTCAGCATTGTGGATGTTGTCGTATGGAATCTGGGTGAGTGCTGAGATACAGCGATTGGTGAATGTCTCTACATCCATCTCAGCAGATACGACCAGTACTGCTTCCTTGAACTGCATAGCGGTCTGAATAGCCACCATTTGCGCCAGAGTGGACTTTCCTGATCCGGGTCTACCACCGATCACACAAAAGTGTCCGCTTTGAATGGTGCCCACTACGCTGTCCAAATGAGGTAGGTTGAACTTAACCCCTGTGTACTGCTTGTTAGCCTTGGCCTCTGCTTTCTGGATCAGCTGATCACCAGCGCGTTTTAATGCTTCCTCAAACGTAAAACTAGACTTCTCCAATTTCTCATTGGTGGTCGCCTTGTTCAGGATATTTTCAGCAGCGTTATGCACATCAGGTACGGTTAAATCTCTTGCCACTTCCTGAATACTTCGGCCCATGCTTTCAACTTCACGGTGCGCTTTCAGCTTGTTGAGTTCAGCAACATAGGATTCCAGGTTGTAGAAACTCGATGGTGCATCTGCCATCAGCGTCATCAGGTATTCAGCAGGAGTTACACCAACCAGTGAATTTTTTTCATTCAGTTTCTGTTCAACGAAAACCACATCATATGGCTTGTTCTCGTTAGCCAGGTCAGTAATGGCCTTGTAGATCTCCTGATGACGATTTGCGAAGAAGCAGTTTTCATCCAGATCGTTCATCACGGTTTCAAGTGAGTTCTGAACGGTCATCAGTGCAGCAAGTACACATTGCTCGATGGAGTTGTTATGAATATCGATCATTACCAATCCCCCATGTCAGCTTGAAGGTTTTGAGGGTTTGGTGCTGGTTGTGGATTCTTTAATTGCTTAATTGCATTCTGGATCGATTCATCATTCCAGCATTCCTGATTAAGCCAAGTAGCTGGATTTTTTTTGAATCGGTTTTGTGCTTCACATACTTGAACATTGGCTTTGTAAGCAACGATCAGGTCATCAAGAGAAATTTTCTTAATTGCTTTTTTGAAGGCTGCTTGTGCTGGTTTTTTTCCATCTTTGTTAGGTACTGTTTTCCAGAATTCTTCAAATTGAATATCAATAATATTCTGTTTGTTTTCTTCTGTAGTATTCTTCTGTAAAGATTGGCTCACATTGGTCTTATCGATTGGCTCACATTGGTCTACTCGATTGGTGCAGCCTGAACCATTCGATTGGTTCAACTTGACCCAATCTGCTACACAAGGGTTTGAGCTATATTTTTGCTCTAGCTTTGAGAGTTCAACATAGTTGATAGTGAAGTAATTTGTTTTGTTCCACTTGTTGTTATGAAGCTGAGCCACAGTGATTAAATTGAGGGTTTGCAATTTTTTAACAATGCGCTTTGCAGTACTTTTAGATATCGTGCCACGCATCATTTCCACACACTGCTCTTGCGTGTTGTAAACCCAACTCTTGCCTTCGTGTTGGTGTTGAGACACACCAAGCCAGAAATGTAATTGCTGAAGAAAAGCCGCTGCCTCAAATGAGCCGAGCTCAATTACAAGCGTCGGTGAAATCACCATCGGATTTTCATTAATGAGAAGTTTACTCATGTCCACCCCCGAACTGCTTATTAAAATCGGCAAGCAGTCTTGAGAATGTGGACAAGTCAACTTTGACTGATTCGACATAAGCTTTGCACTTTGGGCAATTTTCTAAATCAACACAGTCTGGGCTATGGTAGTCATTTGCCCTTTCCGCATGATGTGATATATTGTTTTGTAGATTCATTTCGTTTCTTCCAAGTTCCGAATTGAGTTAAAAAGCCTGAGTTCAGACCTCAGGCTTTTTCTCGTTGTAGAGCTGATAAATACTTTGCACACTCGCCTTTCATGGCTTTACGCAAAGATTGAATTTTCTGTTCGATTTCTTCGA